TGCTGACATAGTTCCATTAATGCCTGCATTCATTAACGTAGGACTATTAGGCAAACAATATGTGTTCTTTAACATTTGATAAAAATCTGTTTCGGTTAACTCAACCTCTACCGGCAAAGCACCATACTGCAAATCTACTTCTGCCAAAGCACGAGCAACTCTTCGGAACATACCTTCTGCATCTTCTATAGTATCCCCCTGCTCATTTTTCATAAAATATCTATGATTTAAAATCGTTAAACTTTGTTCTGATAATTTGGGTTTCGACTCTTGTTCTATAACACCAAGCTTCATAGATATACGTCTAGTATTAGATATAGTCATGTCTATCTCCTAATTAATATTAACTACGGTGACCGCAGTAAAGGCAGAGGTTTCTTTCTTTCACCCAATATGTAGGGTTACACAATACATCTGTACACTTAGGGTTTGGAGCTCCCTCTCTCGCCTCCATACCTATTAACGTGTCTTCTGCTTCACTACCACCCCAACTTTTCTGCAATTCTTCGGTCGGATTATCTAATATTCCATTAGGGGAATCAAAATCGCCAAACCAATCTATGGCATTTCCTAGAGTAGTAATACTATTTTTGCTATGTTCAAACGCAGCTTGCATAGCCATAGCAATAGAGAAAAAGCTATCCCCATGACCTTGAGGGCCTTCAGGTGCTTTTAATTCGTTGTTTACGCATAGTATCTGTTCTGTTTGTCTTGAGTCAGATAATAGTTCAACCTTATTAGATTGTACATATTTTTCAAATATACTTGCCATTGTTCTCTTGGATTTTTGTGTGAAATTTAAAGATTTCCAACATCCATCAAGTCCCCTATCTTCTAACTCACCACGAGTGTTATCCACATACCCAGTCTTTATGTTAAAAGTTTCGGCTAAAGTATTGAGATATTCTACTTGATCGGTATAACTCCAGTTGTCTAGCCACGCTTGATGTATTTGTTGTAGCACCTCTCCACGTTTTTTAAACAATACAACATGACTTGGATGCCTTCTCTTGCCAACGTCAAACCCTGCAAACACATCCCCAGCAGGTCCATCAAATTCTTTGTATGCATCATAGTTTATAAGGTCTTCATTTTCACACGCTTTAATTTCTTCTGCGTCAAAATATGCTTGAGTTGTTAAATGAGGAACTAACAAAAACTCAGAAGCAAAAGACTTAGGTCTAGCTTTTTGTTGCTGCAACAACCACTCTTCACTATATAACTCTGGTAATAAAACTTTTCTGCCAGGCTCTGGGTCTAAAGCAGGAAGAACACGAGTAAAAAATCTATCATCATCTTTTAACTTGTCAAGCAAGTCACCTGGTAACATTGGGGTTCCTAATACTATAACTGGGTCATCTTTGAGCGGAATGTACAAACTCTCTGTAAGAAAATGGTCAGTCACTTTATCAAGCTGTCCCATGTTCAATGCATTCTCTGGATCACGCAATATGTCATCTGCTATTAAGCCATTCGTATGAAGTCCTCTTTTGAAGGAGAACAAACCCCCATGTAATATCTCGCATGGATGCCCATTAATATAATATCTGAAACTAAAATCTGCTTTAGGTGACCTATTCACCATGTATTCTTTAAGTACCGGATTTCTATTAATCGTCTTATTAATCTCGCTGATGTGGTATCGACTCATTGTATCCGAATAACTCAAATATAAAATGTTAGAGTCTCTAGTAGATTTTAGCAGCTTCCAAACAGAAAAAGCATGTCCTAAAATTGTGCTTTTAAAATGAAAGCGTGGAAGAATAGCTACATAGTTCAGACCTTCTTCCAGGCAATATTCAACATCTTCTGCCACTCTTCCAACATGCCACGCCTTGAATAAATCCGGCTTGTCAAAAGACAAACTCCAAGTATCTCTTAAAAATTCCCAAAACGAACCTATTTGCATAGCCTTATGATTTACAAGTCCGTCTGCTAATTTATTAAATGCATCACTAAAAGTTGTTGTATTATTATTCATCGTTTGCAACCAAAGCCTTTAATTTAACTGCTATTCTGGCTAAGACATCATTATCTTGAATTTCATCAACTAAAATAGCCATAACTTCGCTAATAAAATTTAAATTGATGAAGCCTTCCATAACTTGACGTTCTCCCTTGATACCAAGATCCAAAGCCTTAGCAGCATCAAAAGCTCGATCAAATGTATGTACCTGTAATTCCGATGAAGCCTTTCTTCTCAAACTTTCATAGGTTTCCAAATGCTCTGTCTGAAGTCTCTGGAATCTCTCCGTTTCCGACTCTGCTACTTTTGCTACTGCCGAAGACCTAGATGCAGCTCTAGTCTCTCCCCATTTATACTGGTTTGCCCAAGCATAAATGGTTGAGGTCTTCACAATAACTTCAAATTCATCAGAAACCGTCTCAGCTATATCTCGTGCTGGTCGACCTTCTAAAAATAATTCCATTGCTTTTGTTTTTACATTGTCCGGTATGCGTTTTGGCATTATCTATCCATTACCCCATAACCAGCATCTGATTCATGCTGACTACCTAATATTCCCCCAAAGGGTGTCCCGTCACTTTGTAGTAACGAAGAAAAATCCATATGACCAGTAACGCCTTTAATACTGCTCACAAAACATGCAGGAACTTTTCGTTTCTGTCCATCTTTCGCAACCCATTCATTGTAGTTTAAAGCTATCTCGTTTCGAGTACATATGTTTCTCCATGTATGCTCTCGTTCCGATATTGGTTTATAGGTCTTATTTTTCAACAAGCTACCTGAAGTTCTTTGTAAATCTTTTACTCTTTTATTATGTTGACATGCCTCGTATTTACACCAAACAACTACACCATGTTCAGCTTTAACATCTTCCAGCGTTGGTAAGTCTTCTGGAAAAGAATCTTTGTACTCTATCGGGTCTTCTCTAGGCGATATAAATGCTTGGCGAATCTGTCCTTCTCTAACTTTCTTCATTAAGTTCTCCTTCCACTTTTCTTTTGATCCATAATGCAATACATGCCGCATCTGAGTAGTCTTGCTCAGAAAAGACATCCCCCCACTTATTAATTGTAAAATCCTTGATTGCAATCTTATTGCAATTACCTTTGCCAATAATATGTTTCTTCCAATGGCGGTTGTCACATAACACGGCATCCACATCACGTATGTCTAATAATGTACGAACACTTGCAACCACAGAGGCGATAGCAATCGTACTTGCTGCGTTTTGTATATAAATTGCAGCTTCTACAGCTACATTTGCATTACTATCTATGATACTCACATCTGAACGGAAATTTCTACCAATTTCTAAAAATCTAGTAGAAAAATCTTTACTCTTACTTCCCCATTTTCCTTGAGCTACTAGTTGTTCTCTTTTATTAACTATGACAGCATGAATAGCACGGGAACTACAATCAACCCCAATGTAATACGTTTTAGGTAAAGCTTTATGAAAATGCCAATTACCCTTCTCTGTCACAAATTTCGTCATCAATTTTTTCCTGCAAAATATCCATATCCGTTTGCAGATTCCAAATAATCTTGTTTAATGTCTCCAAATCTTTATAAAGGATAGCATATCTTAATCCATGTGCTGTAATTGCCATTCTATTAGTTAATTCTAATGCTTCTGACCAATCCATTATCCTAAATTCCTCAATGTTACAACACGAGACACAGCATCATAACAGGCTTTATAAGCTGCCAATAATCCACCTACTCTAGTAACAATAGCTTCTTGACCCATAATTTTAGTTCGTAACTCTCTTAATTGGTCATTATTAGTCATCGCTGCCCCACGAATTTCTTCCCGTGTTAATTTTTTCTTTCCATCAGTTTCACGTTGTTCTGCAACTTGATAGATATAAATATTATAAAGCTCATTGAAATGAGATTCAAAGGCTGTCTTTATTGCTACCGAATCAGCAAGCTCTACTTCTAAATAACTGCGATAGCCTCCATACATCGTAATGTATGCCTCTAATTCATCATTTGTAGATTCATGCAAAGTAGTAAAATCTAAACCAGGATACTCTTGTGTTACACTGTCACTTATAGACTGGATATTTAAATCATCTAAAAACTCTTGAGCCGTTTCTAAAGCTCTATCCGAAGCATTCTTTGCCATTATTCAGTCTCCTCTCTATGACATGGGCAATATCTGTATCCGGTACATGCAACTGGTTGTGTTGCCATATTCATAATATTTAAACATCTATCTACAATCTGCTCCCAATGCTTTACATTTTTCTCCATCACGAAAGCTTTAACTTCTTGTGTGTTCTTGTTTTCGTATAGCACTATACCGTGCTGATATCCTGACACATTCAAATAAATTTGCAGCTGAACTGTATGGTCTGGCTTAGGAGCTTCTAACGCCTGAAAACCTTTATCATTAATACTTTTTAACTCAACTACAGTAGACCCATACAATTCATGCTTAATTAAAAAGTCTAGTCTTCCTGATATTGGTGGCTTATCATATTTCAATGGTGCTTCCGTCTGTAACAAACATCTCATCCGTTTAAAATATTCTTCGTATCTCAATCCTAATGCATCACCACAATCAAAAATACGCTGCGTGTTTGCGGTTATGGGCTCATCTTTAACAAGCCCGTTATAACAATTATAAAGATATCTATCGCATGGAGAACCTAAAGAACTAGGATAAAATACCCCTGAACGCATCGGAGATACATCATGTGATAACGCATCGTCTAAGGTCTTCAATAACCATTCATCTTGAGGTATTTGTATCAATCCTCTATTTATCCCCCGTTTAGGTTTTAAAAGTTCGTCAAGGCTCGCCATAATACCTCCTGAATTTTGGTATAAGTAGTATCTGTAATATGCAATATATAACCCACTTTATCTGTGGACATTAAAAATTGGTCCCGCATTATATCTCGTTTCTTAAAATGGCCATGTATGCCATCAGCTTCAATTACTAAAGATAACTCTGGAACCCAAAAATCTACACTATAACTTCCAATTTCTTCCTGTTCATTAAAACGCAGCCCCATCTCTGACAAAACTTGAGCAATTGTTTTTTCTTGCGTTGTATGTTCTCTAGGGGGAATATTCATTTTATAATTTCTTTTTTCAGTTGATCTAATAAATTTTGATTATCTATAAATAAACCTTTAATACCATTCATGCCCATAGCTTTTTCTTCCCCATAAGTATACCAAGCACCAGAGCGTTTGATTATTCCTATATCTATAGCTTCTCGTATGAAAGATTCAACAACGTCTATGCCACCAGATACTCTAAAAGGCACAATAGCAGAACCCCAATTCTCTCCACCTATTTTACTTTTACGTAGCCTAACTTCCATATCAAATCCAACTCGTTGTTTATTTTCTTCTATCCACCCATGCCGCCTTACTTGTAGCAAACTATGAGCAAAAAACTGTTGTGCCATGCCACCAGGCATAGCTTCTAACGATACAGGTCCTAATGATGATCTAACTTGATTAATGCAAATTAATGCCGAACCAAATTTAAGATTGTTTAACAGTTTGGGAAGAGCCGCATTCACGAACCTGCCTTGCCAAGCTACCGGATTATATCCAAACTCCTCCTCGGCAACCTGTGTAGGCACAAGTCCTGCTATTGAATCTAACACCACCACATCTACACCTGCTTGAAGCATTGCCCTAGCAACCTCTAACGCCTCTTCCCCATTAGCAGGTTGGTTAACAGCTACATTATCCAAATTAAGCCCACATCTCTCCACCCACGAAGCATCCCAGCTTAACTCAGTGTCTATCCAACCCACAGTGCCACCTTCTTTCTGTGCATTAACACATATCTGGCTCGCTAAATAGCTTTTCCCGACGTTTGTAGGGCCGTAGAGCAGGGTCATACGCTTTTTAGGTATTCCACCACCTGTAAGCTTATCTAACGCTGGTATCCCAAATTTAATTCTATCAAACTCAAACTCTTTATCTCTTCCAGAAAATAGGTTAAGTTTTTTGTTTGATAGTAGTTCGTTCAACACATCATTTGAGTGTTCTTTCATATGTTCCGTACCTATATTTCAAATTTCTTTGTAGGTTGGGATACTACTTCACTAGAAGAAACATTTTGTTCTTCAGGTTGCTTCTGAATTTCTGTAAATTGTGCCATTACTTTTTGCTTAACCATATCAAATACAGCGTCTAAGGCATCCGAACATTCCATAAGCTGTGGCTCTAGGGGTAACTCCGTGTCAATATCTGATATTACACATTCAATTTTTTCCCACCCCCATTTTCGCTGCACTGAAGCATTATAGGTACTATTTACTTTGGCCATCTTTTCTACACTCTCCTGTTTTTTTGGTTCCCTCAGTTTATCATACTCCTTCTTAATTGCCCAACTCCCATCACAAACCTCTACATCACAAAATAATGGGATATCTAAACTATTAGTTTGCATCAAAGCTTTAATATCAGAGATTATCCATTCTTCATCATCACTGATCTCAAATATAATTTCATCGTGAACCTGTAACAACATATTAGATTTTTTATCAGAAAGGTATTTATTGATTTCAACTAGTCTCTCATTTAATATATCAGCACTTGTGCCTTGTACTAAATAATTGATGCCTTTATATGCTTGTTTTTTTGGTATAACGTAAACCCTACCAAATTTATTCTTAACCCAACCACGCTGCTGTACTGCTTTCATCACCCCATTAATAAATTCACTACTACCAGGCATCTCTTTTAAGTATCGCTCTTTATAGATTTTTGCTTCTCTTTCTGTTGTGCTTAATTGAGATGCCAGCATTTCCACACCAATGCCATATATCAAAC